CCCTGGCAGCAAGGGGAACGGGGACGGAAGTATTATAATGAGCAGGCGGTGAGTGAAGATCCGCTGAATTATAGAAGGCATCATCTGAACGAGTGGGTGACGAGCCAGGATCAGTTAATACAAATGCCGTTGTGGGATAGGCTCGTTGATGAAAAGCGGCATGAACGGAAAGGCAAGCTGACTGTTGTCCTGAGCGTCGATGCTGCGGTGAGTGGGGACTGCACAGCGTTGGATGTAGTGACCTTCGATTACGAATTGGGGGGAGTGGTGGAGCTGGAGACCAATATCTGGGAACCTCCCAAGGGGGGCAAGTTAGATTATGGTGATACTTTGGAGCCAGCTATCGTCGATTGTTTTGAGCGATACCATGTCATCTGTGTGGCGTATGATCCGTATCAACTGCATGACATGATGACACGATTGAGTAAGGCCAAAGCAACACGGGGAGCAGAATATTATGCTTTTCCGCAAGGGAATGAACGAGTGCTGGCCGACACGAATCTGGTATCGAGAATTCGACAAGGGACGATCTGGCATTCGGGCAATGCCATGCTACGCGAGCATGTGCAAAATGCGGATGGCAAGGCGGTAGGGGATAGCGGGATACGGATTGTGAAACGGGCCACAGGTAAGCATGTCGATGGGGTGGTGGCGCTGAGTATGGGGGCCTGGAAGTGCTTCGAGTTGTTGGGGCAGAAGGCACAGTCGCCGGTGGTGCGAACGAAAGTCAGTTATGGATGGCAAAAGCGTAACAGGTCGATGCCATCCTCATAAGGTGAAACGATGATTAAGAGTATACGTGGTGTAATACGGGAATTGATTGGCCGGGTGGCGACGGTGCAGCGGAACTATCTGACCTGGTGGCGGCGTAGGAAAGATGTCACGCAGGTTGATGCTGAATTCTGGGATAAAGCCAGGCGATGCAAAGCGAAGGGGCTGGAAATCAGCGGGTTATTGCTGAAGCCAGTCACCTCAAAGATTGCGGCCTGGGCAATGGGCAAAGCGCCAACGATTGTGATGGAGAAAGCAGCCAGCCAGGAAGCCATCAACGACTGGTGGCAAAAGAACCACGCGGATATATTGCGAGGGTATCAGGATTCGCTCGACCTGGCGGACATCTATTTAGTGGTGAATCCCGATTTGAGCATCACGATTGTGCCGCCGCATGTGGTGCAGCGGGTGGTAGATGAGAATGATTTCTCGCAGGTGATTGGCTGGAAGATCGTCGAGGATCATCCACATCCAGAGATACCCGGCAGGATGATGACGATTGAGGATACGTATACCGACACCGAACGCACGCGGGTGAAAAAGGTGGACGGGGTGACGATGAGCACGGAGCGATTTCCGAATCTGCTGGGGATTAATCCGGTGGTGCATATTGCCAACAACGTAGGGACCAATCAGATTTATGGTGTGCCAGAGTGCGAAGCGATGATCCCGGCGCTGCATGAGTATGGGGAGGTTTTTGAGGCGGGGTTATTTGGGAACAAGCTGCAAGGGAGAGGCACGCCCACGCTCTCGTTTAAGGATACGGCGGCGCTGGAGAAGTTCATGGAGGATTATGCCACGACGGAAACGAAGACGCTGGAGGATGGCACGACGGAGACCTACCAGACGATTCCTTTTGATGCCGATAAATTAATGGCCGTCGTGGGTGATTTCAAGTATGCACAGCCTGGCTCGTCGGCGGGGGATACTGAGAAGCTGCTGGGGTTATTGTATTTATTGTTTTTGGAGCATACGGAGCTGCCCGAATTTGTTTTGGGAACGGCGGTGGCATCGAGCAAGGCCAGTGTGGAGACGCAGATGCCAGTTTTCGTGAAATTTATTGAAAAGAAGCAGGGCAATGCCAAGAATTGGGTGCTGCAATTGGTGCAGGTGGCGCTAGGTTATCTGGCGTTAACGACGCCGGGTGTGGCGGTGGATGAAGCGACGATACAATGGGAGCCATTGACCGAGGATGATGGGCAGTTGACCATGCAGGCGCTGCAATGGGCGTATGGTGAGGGGCTGCTCGACGATGAAACGGCGCTGCGATTGACCCCGCTGGACGTGGAAGATATTCCGGGCGTATTGCAGAAAGCACGCGAGGAACGTGAAGCCAGGGACGCGGCCCGGCAGGAGATGGATTTGCAGATTGCGCTGGGCCAAGAGCAGGCGCGGATGCAGGGGGAAGATGAAGACGAGGACGAGCTAGATAAGGCAGCTTAGTCGGTTCATAGAATGGAGATTGCGGGAACATGGGTGAGAAACGAAACGATGACGATCTGTATGCCGCGCTCGATGCACGGGCGATTGCGGGGATAGGTATGGGTCTGATGGTTGCAGCAATTTTAGGATTGGTTGGGCTGCCCTGGTGGGGGCTGGTGTTTGTGGCGTTCATTGGGGTGGCGATGGCATTTCATCAGGCGACGAAGATCAAGGCTGTTGATCAGCGGCTGGGGATTGATCGGAAAGCGTGGTCAGAAAAAAGGAAGGGAAAACGACATGGATAACAGCACGAGGATACCGAAGGGAGAGGGGCCTCGCCATGAACCAGGGCATTGGTATATGGACTATTCCCTACACGGCGATCATGTAGCAGCCCTCTTTTGCCCTAAGTGTGGGCAAGGGGTATTCGTTCTCGACCCATATCAAGTTGCACTAGATGGCATCATCACGCCAGAGTGGACTTGTCCGACTTCTGACTGTGATTATCGTGCGACCATTCGTCTTGACCGCTGGCTTCATGAATTAACACCCGCTGAAAATGCCGTGCTCAAAAATTTAGCATCGGTCTGGGGCGAGTATCTGGCCCTGCCAATGCAACATCCCTTGCATACACAGGAATTCATGTTTTCAATTCATGCGCTGCAACGGATTGTTATGTGTCGCGTTGTTGAGCGCCAAATGGGGAGTGTCTTCAATGGCGAAGACGTGGGAAGCACGGCGGCTGGAGGTTGAGCGTCGGGCAGATCGTCGAATGAATGCAGCGCTGGGCGATTTAGCTGAGAGCGTGGGCTTCATCGTACAGCGGTATTCGCAGGCAGATCCGCGCACGGGCAAGCGACTCATCCCCAAGCAGCAAAGTACTCGAGTCAATTTGAGGGCGGCGATCTGGCGTGATGCAGTGAAGCCGTTCTTCGTCGGTGCTGGGGACGAGCCGATGGATGGAGCCAGGCCACTTTCGCCGTATACGCGATTGGTCGTGGGCGATATTGGGAATGCGATCCGGGTGCAGGCCGAGCGGCAGGTGGCGATTGTGCAGAAGTATGCCACCGATCCAGTGGTGTTGAATTGGTTGACAGGGCCGAGGCCGCAGCGATTGAGGGAGATAGCGCCCCCCGTGCGGACACAATATATGGTGTCCCTACAGGGTTCGGTGGTGGGGGAGATCGGGGGAGGGGATCGGCGACGCTGGTACGATCCATTTCATTCGTTCGTGGGGCCAGATGGGTATACGCTGAGTGACCGGGTGTGGCGCACGGGGATTGATGTGCGTTCGCGGATTGATCGACTGCTGGATTATCACATTCCCAGGGGCGAGGCGGCGGTTGATATTGCACGGCTGCTGCTACCATACCTCAACCCAGAAGCGGGGAGGATACGGACACGGACGCCTTATGGCAGGGTAGGGAGCTATGCGGCGAGGCGGCTGGCACGGACGGAGATCACGGCGGCGGCAGGACGTTCGGCGTTGAATATGGCAATGGTGAATCCCTGGGTGGAGGGGTGCAAGTGGAACCTATCGCCGAGTCATCCGAGGATTGATATATGTGATGACCATGCAGGCGGGGGGCCTGGAGGGGATGGGGTGTATGAGCCGGGCAACTTCCCGCTGTATCCGGCACACCCGCATTGTTTATGTTATATCACGTTCAGAGTGGTGCGGAATCCTGCCCAGGTGGTGGCGCAACTGCGGGAGGAGATACGGCAAAGTACATTGTATGCACAGGAATTGCAAGGCGCGTTCAACCTGGAGTGGTTGGTGGCGGCGCTGATGGCGGGGGGATTCGTCAATTTTATTGAACGGTTGAGCGAAAATTAATTTACGGTCTCCTCGATGGCAGCAATCTCAATTTTGGAATAACACGGACACGATGTATGGTGTCCCTACGGACAGCGATCCCTCTGAAGCGAGGGAATTTTTTTGTCTGGGGCAGATGTCCGTTAACTCGCAAGCTGTCGGGTAGGATGAAAAGTAGAGGTGGTGGATATGCCCGAACAGTTCTTCATTCTTCCTCTCGCAAATCATCCGGGGCTTCTGGAACTTCAGGCTTTTCTGAAGACGAAGCTGCCCGGAGATGCTGCTTTCCAAGACCCGGCCACGTTTCACCTGACGTTGGTGCATGTGCCGGAGCCGGGGGAAGTGGATCTGAGTACGGTGGCCGTGCCGGATAACCTGCCGATCTTTGGGATGGGTGGGGATGTGCTGCGCGTGTTTGTTACACCAGAAAGCAATGCGGTGGTGCTGGATGTGATGCGCAGCCCACAGCTCACCTATTTGCAGGCGGCACTGTTTTTCGCGGTGCAGGCAGCGGGGTTGGAAGTCAGCCCGTTTTCCTGGCCGGGACTGTATAAGCCGCATGTGACGCTGGCACGGACGTTGACGCCAATCGAGGATTGGATCAGTGTGCCAAGCATGGTGTACATGCAGGCTGAGCGCGTGGTGTTGAGCCGCACGGGATTTGAAGAAGTCGCCAGCTTCCAGTTGCGAACGACGATGCCCGGTGGTGCACCGGTGCGAGAAATGTCGGCGTGGCGGGATGTGATGACGATTGGTGAGTTCAAGGGTAGCTATCCAGTTGTGCCAGTTTTCCCAGGGGTTGACATCGCGGCGTTGACCCAGGGTGATGAAGCCCCGGCGTTTGTGATCTTGCCTGTGGCAGAGGACGATGTAACCAGCGACAACAAACGTTATTACAGCGCGGCGTTCGTGAAAGGCATTGAGCGCCAGATGCGTGAGAAGCGGGTCACTGGAATTCGCGGTCATCTGAGCAATGAAGAACGCAGCACGGCCTTCCCAGAGCCAGAAATCTACTGGATTGGGGCGGCGAAGGTGGGCAAGGTGCTGTGGGGCAAGGGCTATGTGCCGATGGGCGAAACACGGGATATGGTGAATCGCCTGAAAGCCATTGGTGGAAGATTGGCAACCTCGATCTATGGTGTTGGAAGCGCAGATTGGGACACGCAGCGCGGCGCGTGGTCGATGAGTGCAGAAGATTTTGTTTTGGAGCAGATTGATCTAGCTCCAGCGGACAGAGCCGGGATCGCAAGTCTGGCGGTTGTGCCGCACATAACCAGTGAAATGATTTCGGAGGGTAAAGAAATGGCAGGCGAAAATCCTGTAGTGGACAAGCTCACGGTGATTCGTGAGTTGAAGGCTGAAGACGTGGCGTTGCTGCCAGAGGCGGTGCGGAACGCGATTCTAGCATTGGCCCCGGAGCGCCAGCAGATTGTTGAGCTGCGGACGATTCTCGAAAGCGTTACGACAGCTATCGCAGATGCGAAACTGGGCGAGACCCTAACGGCGGTTGTGACCGAGTTGAAAACACTGCGCGGCCTGATGGTGATGGCTGAGATCGACAAGGTGATTCGTGAGAAAGTTTTCAAGGATCAACCTGACAGCATCGCAGTGGTCAAGAACACGCGGGCGGTGGTGACGGAACTGGTTGTTTCGCGCAACTTGCATAGTGTGAACCTGGTCGGCCCGGCAGTGGATGAAGTGCTGGCGAAAGATCACATCAAGGAAATGCTGGCGCAGGGCGTCAAGCAGGCGATGGGGCCAAACCAGCGACGGCCAGCCGAGACGGGAAGTGGCAGCCAGGGCAGCGGCATGATGAAAGAGAAGCCGAAAGACCCGGCGACGCAGCCACAGTAGTAGCCCCACCCTAGCCCTCCCCAAGCATGGGGAGGGGACGGACGCGGCAATAAAACGAGATTAAAAGAGCGAGGAAAGAGCAATGGCAACAGGTGTGTTGAGTTACAAGGAAAGCGACGGGCTGGCGCTGAATGTGTCCCTGCTGTACACGGTGGTAGCGTTGCAGGTGGCTGTCGTGGATGGCTGGTTGGGCGTGGCGATGGAAGATGGGGAGTCGGGCGAGATTATTGCGCTGGACATCAGCCAGATTGAGCGACAGTTCACGATTCCATCCGGGTTAGATCCAGCGGTTGGGGCTATCGTGTATGTCGAAATCGCGGATTTGACGGGGCATACGCCAGACGATTCGGCGTATAGCACGAGTGCAGGATCAGGCAAGGTGGCCTTTTATAAAGCCACAGCGGCCAAAGATGCCAATCACGTTCAGACGGGCATTGTATTGCCCAACCTGGCGTCTTAGGCGTAGCGGAAACGAGGAGAGACGACGATGGTTCGGATAATTTCTAAAGAACTGCTCGCCAAAGAACGCGAGAAGTGGCAGTTTGCGGATGGGTTTGACCTGCGCCATGTAACCCGTGATGTGCCGGAAAACCCCAAGATGATTGCGGAGTTCATCGGCACGGACAATTTTGCGGCTGCATGGACAGAACGGCGACGTTATGAAGTGGACGCTGGCCGAGATGAGGAACCGATTCTGTATACACCTATTTATGACATCGTTGAAGACAGTTCGCTGCCCAAAAACGTGCAAATCAGCCGGATCGGGCCAGGCGCGGTGATCTTCGAGGAAGTCAAAGAAGGTGGCGAGGTGAAGTTTGTGACCGTCGGCGAGACGGACTTCAGTGTGCCGATTCGCCACTATGCTGCTGGACTCGAATACAGCAAAGATCTGCGGATCTATAACGAGCTGTGGAATGTGGCAATTGTCGAGCGCCAGGGCGGTATTGCACACAATGCGCTGTTGAACAACATCCACTTCAATCCGATTCTGGCGTATGCCTACGCAGCGGCCAATCAAACGGCAGCTTCGGCAGTGGGCAGC